CCCCGCGTCAGGCAACGCGCCGGACCCGCCGCATTTGCCGCACGGCGTACCCGCGGCGACCCCCGCAAGCTGCGCACCGGCGCCTAGGCATGTTGGGCAAATCATATAAGGCGCTCCTTGACACACCGTGTGGTCAATGCCCCGCGGAAGCCGTCCGCCTCATAGCAGGCGATCAATTCCCGGAACGTCAGCCGCTCGCCGATCGGGCTCAACTCCAGGCAAGCTATCGTCTCGCGCCGGCGCTCTTTCGCCATTGTCGGCGCCCAAGCGCAAAGCGAACATGACGGGCGGCCTGCAAAATCCCGGGTGACAAGAAAGACGCTCATACCACCCTCTCCATTAAATCGTCAGGACTCTCACTGTAATCGACGCACACCGCGCCGTCGTCGCGCCAATAGACAATTGCGTGGCCACCGTCCTCGAAAAGGACGTGACCTTGCCAGCCGTCGTATTGCGAGCCGCCGGGCGCCTCAACGTGCCGATAGCGGATACGGCGCTCAACAACAGCTATATGCCCGCTGCGCGTCCGGCAAATCGTACCAACCGCAAGCTCTAGCGGAGCGGCGAGGCGTTGCGCAAGGTGGGCGGCTGCGGCGGGGGTCATAGCGTTCCCTCTTCCGTTACAAATTTAGCGTCACCCCCAAGACCACGCACAAGCACATTCCACCGCTCTTGCGCGGCCTCGCGCGCGTCGGTCGGGGAGCGCCGCCACTCCGGCGGCTTGCACTCCCGGCTGATAAATTGCCCAATGACCGACCCGACGTGCTCGGGCAGAATGAGCACCGGGCGGATACCGATCAAGTCGCCGCTCTTAATGTGCGCGCTCAGAACTTTGGAGTCGTTGGCGAGGCCGTAGCGCACCCACCGGCCCGTCTTATCCTCAAACGCGCCGCAGTTATTGCGCCAAAGCCGCATCCCTTTGCGGGCGGCCTCTTCGCGCAATGCGAGGTAGAGGGGCGACTCACGGGTCATAAATGCCCCCCGAGGTACTCCCAAGCGAGCCGGTACGGGCAGTCAGTATCGTGACTTGTAATGGGGCCGCCGTCATCTAACGGGGTATCCGCCCCACACAGCGCACACGCGGTGCTGCCGTGGCCCGTATCAAAATAAGGAAAGCTCTCTGTCAGCTTTCTAACAATTTGTATAGGGGTCATCACCACATCCCTACGCGGCGGTACCGAACGGGGACCCCCGCCGCGATCGCCGCGGCAATCCCGCGTCGCATGCCGGTACTAATTCGTACGTCCTCGTAAACCGCGCAAATGTCGATTGCGCCCGAAGCGTACCATTCAAGGGACGTCGAGATTCCAAGCTCTCGTTCGGCTGGCGTTTGATCGTCCAGGATACCCGGCTGCGTATGGAGCAAATGGAAAGCAATCGGGTTTTCCCCGCGCATGAGCGAGTCGCGAACGCATGCCCGCGCATAGGCGGTGTTGCGCTCAACGTCGCCCGCATAGGGCGATTCGATAATGACTCGGGGTTTCATCGGCGCGGCTCAATCGTGACAATAACGGGGCGAGGGCGAAACCCCGGGGCAAAGCGCGCGCCGTACACTTTAGCTTCGCGTCGTTTTTCCCACATAACCGGAAGGGGAGCACCGTCAAACCTAAATTGGCACCCTCGACTGTCCTGCAGTACCCACATTGTCTTACGCATTACGTCGCATCCTCTCGCTAGCCCAATCCTGCGTCGTGTCGAATAGCACGCCGTGCAATTCCGACGCGCCCCATAATGCCCGCAACGCCGCTATTTCCCAACACCCTGCGGCATAGGCGGTGGGGTCGTCGCTCTTTTGGTAAAACCAATCAGCGCGGGCAAGGGCAGCGGCGTAAGCGTCAAGGTCCATGCCCCGGTTATCCCCCGTCTTGACCGGAGTGTCAATAGCGTCTATATAGGGCTCATGGCTAATGTTTGGACCGATGAAAAATTAGAGCAACTCAAGGTGCTGGCCGCCGAAGGGTTGTCCGCCGGGCAGATAGCGCGGCGGCTCGGGGGCGTGTCGCGCTCCGCAGTGTACGGTAAAATTCACCGCCTCAAAGGGACCGAAGGCGCGCCCACCCTTAAATTTGTCCGGGGCTGTCTGCCCGGTAAAATCCGTGGGCCTAAGCCGCCCGCTTCGCGCGTTGCGCGACCACGCCAAGTAGAAGCCGAACCGTCCATTATGGGCATTACGCCTGAGACGATAGCCCGCGTCGGTCATTGCCGCTGGCCGATCGGCGACCCGTGCGCGCCGGACTTCCATTACTGCGGCCACAAAACGTACGGCACCTATCCATATTGTGAGGCGCACGCCGCCCGCGCGTACCAACCGAGGGACAAAAAATGATTCACGCGCTAGAGCAAGCCGTTGTGATTGGCGCCGCAATTCTCTTCGTTGCCAACGGAGTCGCGGCGATCGTCGGCGCGCTTTGGGGCTCTTTGGCGGCATGGCAAGACCGGCGGGCCGCCAACGATGACTAAGCGCCGCACCAATCAAGGTACGTTTTTTACGTGCGATTGCGAGGCGTGCCGCGGGTCTTATACCGCACGCACTCACGACGTGGCGCGGGCGTGGACCGAAGCGCGCGCCGCCGGTTGGACGCATTTTCGCGCCGACAGCAGCAACACCTACCTACATTTTTGCCATTGGATACACCGCGCGTCATACCTTAAGGCTCACGCCGCGACGACGCCCGCCGTCGACAAGTCCCCCGCGACCCGACTGCAAAGCTCCCCAGCCTCACGCGCACCGAGCGTTTGAGCTGTCGCCACGTCGACGCCGAAGCGGAACCAAAAGCGTCGTTGCGCCTCTCTGTCCCCTTCCCCCTCACGTCGCCGCCAGCCGCCCCAAAGCGCGATCGTAGCGCGCAAGGTTGCTTGCGCTTGCTGTCGCTCCAGGTGCCGCCGCTCGCACGCTATGCGCGCCGGGCCATCCAGGTGGCCGGGCACGCGCGCCGGGCCGTCAATGCGCGCAACCTCGCCACGTAGGGCCGCCAGCGCTGCACCGTCCAACAGCACTAGATCGCCCTCGACTTGCTCGGGCGAGGCGCGGCCAGCGGGCTCGGGCGCGTCGGCGCCGCAATAGGGGCATGTTAGCCGGGTGCGGGCGTAGGGCGCGGTGCAGGCCGTGCAGGTGCGCATCGGCACGCCGTCCGCCGGCAAGTGCGGCCCGCGCCTCTCGCGCCGGTCTAGACTGTAGTGACGCGGACAGTCGGGCGGGCCGCCGTGTCGCATCGTGTTGCCCGCGTGGTCCAAGATAAGCCCGTACGCTTTGCCCTCTAGAAGTCGCAGCGCACGGCAAAATTGTTGCTCGTAAAGCGGATAGCTGGCCGTTGGCCGCGCAAGGCTCACAACCTCAAGCGCGGGGAAGTCCGTCCCCTCGCCGAATAGATCAACGTTGATGACGACAAGCACCTCACGCCGCTCGTAGCGCCGCATAACGGCTGCGCGCGCCGTCGGGTGCGTTAGGTGCGTGATGACTTCGGCCGGCACACCGGCCGCCTGAAACCCGGCCAGGAGTTGCATGGCGTGGTCAACGTCGACCGCAAACACCATTCCAAGCTTGCCGGCCGCGTATCGCAAATAATGGGAAACCACATCACCCGTAATGTGCGACCCGCGCACCGCGGCCGATACCGCGGCCTGCTTAAACTCCCCGCTTTCGCCAAGGTCCGACTCGTCAAGCTTTAGGTCGGACGGCGGGCAAAGCAATTTGTAGTCGGTCAAATACCCGGCGGCGATAAGCTCGCGCATCCCAGGGCCGGACACCATCGCGTCAAAAACCCCGTCGGCGTGACGCCCGAGGCCGTAACCGTCCGCGCGGCCAGGCGTGGCCGTCCATCCGACCCCGCACGCGTTGGGAAATAGCGCGACGGCTTTGCCCCATTTATTTTTGCGGAGGAGGTGATGCGCCTCGTCAGTCTGCCAAAGCGTGATTTGTTTAAACCACGCGTCATCCGGCGCGCGCCGTGCGAGTGTGTCGACGCTGGCGACACCAACCCAAGCTTGCGGATCGTAGAACGACCGCCCGAGCTTTTCCACATGCTGCGTCACAATAAACCGCGCAAGGTCTTGGGCGCCTATGAGCCGGTGGCGTACGCCGTTGCGGGCTAGTGCGAGCGACATTTGCGCGACAAGGTGATGGCGGTGGGCTATGCAGATAGAGGCGCCACGGTGCGAGCGGGCCTTGTGCGCCATAATAACGGTCTTGCCGCCGCCGCACGGCAGCTTGGCGAGCACATTACGCGCGCCCAAGGCCCAAGCCGAGTCAATATCGTCGGATAGTACGGCCTGATATGGGCGGAACGTCGGTTGAGACATGCCGCCCAATACCAGCAATTGACGGTTAGGTCAACAACCCCCTACGGGTTTCGAATTTCGTAGTTATAAATCGAGGTATCCCCAGCCGTTCCCGTCACCGAGAACCCTGTCCCCGGCGAGGGGGTAATTATTGGGAGGGCCCCGCGTGTTCCCCCAAGGGTCTTGAATGTTACGATGATTTGGGAATTTGCAGTGACCAGCGCATTCACCACATTGATGGTCGTCGCGCCGTTGAGCGTAAACGTCCCGGTCGGCAGCACTTTTTGTACCGAAACCCCATCAACCTCAAAGCCCGTGCCATTCCCGTCGTAGAAGGACAGCGTAGCAGTCGGTGATGTTGCGACGTAGGTTCCCCCATTCGTGTTTAAGTACCCCTGTGTAATCAGAGTACCATTGTAGACCGACCACATTCTCCAAGCGCCGTACCCGTTGCCTGAAATTAAAGTGTAAGAGACTTTGTAAGTGGCCCCGACCTCTTGATACGGGATTAGGATTGATGCCTTGTCGCCAGTGCTTCCTGTGTTGGATGCGATGATGTTGTTGCCAGTTCCGGTCAGCGTCGCGCCGCCCTGCGGACTCAGATTGAAGCGGTCATATAACTCGGTGACCTGCGGGTTTCCAACTAGCGTCAAATCGGGCTGCGAAGGTACATCACCAACAAAGAGACCCGCCCAATACCAACGGATGATCTCGCCCGCGCCGCCAGTTCCTGTATAGAATTTGACGCATAGGTCCGTGGTGTTGGCGGGGATGTCAGCGCTAACCAGCGTGTAGGCCATACCGCCGGTAATGCCGTTCAGAGCGGAACCACCTAGGCCGTTGTTGCAACTATTATTCGCAATCGCCGCAAGGCCGCTGTCGATGTTTGAATGGGCAGGATCAGCATTATAAACCCCGAACAGCGTGACGTGCTTGCCCGCGACCCGCGCAGCCGGGATCGTTTGCGAGATGTTGCTGATAGTTGCCGTGCTGGTCTGTTTCAGGCTGTAGACACCAAAGCCGGGAACGGCGAAGTCCTGTTTGGCAGTGTCGGTGGCCCAACCCGTCGGGGTATTGGTCGCGGTATTCCACTGATAAAATAGCGGATTGGTAAGCAGATTTTCCCGATGCACGTTAAGCGGATCAACCACATCGAAATTTGACAGCGTCGCCGCGCTGTCTTCCCGCATCGCCACACCCATGATGTCCGCGACAAGCTGGTTGCCGTTGGGGCCGTAGTGGATAAACGAACCGTCGTTTGTAAACCAGCCGTTCGCGGGGTCGTGCAGCGTGGCGTAGGGAATGGCGTTAAAGATGTCGAGTGCCTGAACAATGCCGACGCCCATCAACCTCGCGGCCTTGAGTTCCCCGGCCTCAATCCAATAATCAGTGATCGGATGGAGCAGGAACGGACCTGCGCTCGTGGAAATAATCTGCGCCTTGCCGTTCATGGTCCGCAGATACAAAAATGCCGACTTCCAAATGTCGAATTGCGTATCGGTTTGAAGACCCGTTCCGTTGTTCACCCCGTCATACATGAAGACAAGGTCGTAGCTTAGGTTCGCGTTCCAAATGTAGCCCGCGAGGTTCCCCATGGAGTACTTGCAATTGGCACCGGGCTGGCCGGCGTTGTCCACAAAGATGGTGGACGGGCCGGTTCCGGTTTGAAGCGTCGTGTAAGCGTTCCACGTATTCGTGGACCAATTCATTGTCCGGTATTTGATGGTGTGCGTAAGATTAGTCGGAGCGACGTATGTGTACAGCCACTTATAAACAAATTGCGACGTGTCGATTCCGCGGCTATCACCAACGACTAAAAGGTATTGGTCTAGCTGAGTAGTGCGGCCACCAATGAGGCTCTTCCAAAACGCCTGCATCTGCGGCAGTGCCGCGGGGAGTGGCCCGACGCGGTCAAAGTAAAAGCCCGAGGTGTTTGACGCGATGTGGAAATACTGGTCGGCGTAGGGCGGCGTGCCAGCGATCAGTTTGTATTGCGCGGCTGAGTTGAGGGCGTCGGCAGATAGATTTACAATTGCCCCCAGGTTCATTGACGAAACCGGATAGGCCTGCATCGCAGCAACCGTCGCGAGGTTTTGCGGGAGTCCTACCAAAGGAACCCGAGCCTTGAAGCTGCCGGAATGGGCGCCTGCGGGTACAAAGCACTGCGCCGCCGTCAAGGTTCCGCAGGCAGACCCGTTCCAATCATACGCAACCCAAACGGCCGCCGACCCGTTGGTGACGGCGCGTACCTGGATATGGTTGATGGCGGCGCACACAACGTCCGTGCCGCAGACGACCGCGGCTTGGGCATCGTACGACGTGTCGGAAGCGGCTAAGGCGGACGTTGTCAGAGTGACCAACGCAAAAAACGCGGAACGTAAAGCGCGGAGCATGGAGGACCTCGTAAGGGGTGGCGTCGTCCACAAGATAGCGCTACAGGCGCGGGATGGGAAGCAAGACCCCCACCGGCAAGTCGTAAGGGGTGGCGTCGTCGTACGGTGGCGTGGGCGGTGGCTCGCGGCCTCCCGTCAGTTGCGTAAGGGTTGCGGCGACTTGGGCAGCAAGGTCCCCGGTTAAAATTACCGGCTCGGACGCCCCTGAAATAGCGCCGGGCGGCAGGCGGGCGATGTGCGCCGGCATGACAAAGGGCGCGGGGTCTGGCCGCGACAGCTCCAGGGCAAGCATGAATGCGTCAAAGGTGGCGCACTCTTCCGGCCGCAAGGTCACGGTGCGCGTCTCAGAGTGCCCCTGGGTGTGTCCAGCCCGCCCTTGGTTGCGGCGGATGACGGACGCCCTGGCGTGCCCGCGGAGGCATTGCTCGCACATGGCGTTTGTCGAATAACGCATGGCGTGGTGGCCATGCTTGCAGGGCTTCCCGTTCCAGTATTTCAGCAAGCCGCGGGCAAGCGCTTCGGCGCGGGTAAAAATAGGGGTGTCGGGGTGAATCATAAGAGTCCGGCTTTTATGAGGGCTTCGCGATAGTCGAGGCGGGCTTTGGCTTCCGCCCGAAGGCGCTTCCACTCCGCGGTTTTGGCGCGGCCGGGAGCCGAACGGTCTCGAGAGCACTCGACACAAACCCCGCTCGACAAAAATCGCAAGAGCGTTCGGCCGCAGGGGCAGGGGTCCGTGGATACGTAGGTAGGGCGGTTTATCATAAGCATAGTTATAACCCACCCATGCCCAAAATCAAGTGGTAAATTTTGCCAATAGAGTCAACTACTTAGTCGAAATTATACCCCTATGAACGTTTTCCTACTTTCAACGGAATGGGATGGAATGTCAGGGGGTTACGTGAAAATTATGACGTTTACCAAGCAATCCGAAGTCCCGTACTGCCTGCGATGATATGACTATGTTTATACGCATAATACATAACAACAACTATAACACTCCATTGACTCTATAACTTTAAGAAAAGGTGGTAACCTATGCTAACCTATTGATATTTCATCCCACTCCGTTAAAAAAGGACTTCAGTCCTTTTTGGTAAACCACCCTTAAGTCGTTGATTTTATTAAGCCCCCCTAAGGATTCAGGGTCGCCATTTGTTATATAAAATCAGGGAAGTATTCCCAGGTTTTCATAAGCGTTGTATAATTTTCCCAGAAGTCATAGGCTTTTCCAAGAATTTAGAGGATAAAAGCACCTATGGTCGCCGAAATGCCCCGCGGCAGCGTTGTGGTCATCTCCCCCGACCGTTCGGCGGCGTCGGGCCGCTTTGAGCCTGGGCGGCAAAAGACGGGCGGCAAGAAGCACCGAAGCCCCAACAAGCTGCCGTCCCAAATTAAGGAAATGATCGTCAAGGCGCTCGAAGAGTGCGGCGGCGTCGACTATCTCGTGACGCAGGCATTCCTTGAACCGAAAGCATTCTTGGCGTTGCTCAGTCGCGTGCTGCCGTTGCAGATTGCAGGGGACCCGAACGGCGCACCAATCAAGATTGAGCGTACGATTAAGCGCGTGCTCGTGCGGCCGGGCGATGCGGCGGCCATGAGCCCCGATGCGCACGCGTCGACCGAGGACGACGACCTTGGGGAGGATTAGGCGCGTCCAGGAGCTGCTTATTCCTACGGCCGAATGCTTTGAGCCGTTGCTTGCTCCCGCCCGCTACAAGGGCGCGCGAGGCGGGCGTGGTGGCGCTAAGTCCCATTTCTTTGCGGGCAAACTTGTAGAGGACGCGTGGGCCGAAGAGGGCTTACTGTCCGTTTGTTTGCGAGAGATACAAAAGGACCTTAAGCATTCTTCCAAATCGTTGATTGAGGCAAAGTTGGTTGAGTCGGGGCTTGGCGAGGCGGACGGCTTTAAGGTTTTTCGCGAAGCGATTGAGACGCCGGGCGACGGCGTAATCATCTTCAACGGCATGCAGAGCTACAACGCGGCCAGCGTCAAATCGTTGGAAGGCTTCAAGCGCGCGTGGTGGGAAGAGGCGGAAAGCGCGGGCAGCGTATCGCTTGACCTTTTGCGCCCAACGTTGCGGCCACGCATGGGCGGTGCGGAGCTTTGGTTTAGTTGGAATCCGAAAGACCCGCCCGATAAAGAGCGTCCGTTTGCATCGGTCGACGGCATGTTTACGCTCAACGACCGCAAGCAAATTCCTGGTTATCAAAAAGCTTGGACGGTCGACCTGCCGAGCGGCGGCATTTTGGTTGATTGTGGTTGGCAAGATAACCCATGGTTTCCCGAGGACCTTGAGGCCGAACGGCGCGACGCTCTAAAGCGCCGCACGCCCGAGGATTACGCGCACATTTGGGAAGGCGCCTATGAAGTCCGGTCCGACCGGCGCGTTTTCCATAACTGGAAAGTTTGCGAGTACGAGACGCCGGCCGGCGCGACGTTCCGCTTTGGCATGGATTGGGGCTTTAGCATTGACCCCGCGGTGTGCATCCGCTGTTTTATTGGCCGTTGGGAAGGCGAGCCGGGCGCGTCGCGCGTCATCGCTGACGATGGGGGGCGCGACCTTTTCATTGATTACGAGGCGTGGCGCGTCGGCTGCGATATTGACTACACCCCCGCGCTGTTCGCCGGGCCGTGCCCATTCCCCCCGAGCGATCCGCGGCACTGGAAAAATCCATACGGCGACCCCGGCATTCCCGGCGCACTCGAATGGCCGGCGGTTGCGGATAGTTCCCTGCCGCAGAATATCAGCTATCTAAAGCGCCACGGGTTTGCGCGCCTTGAGCCGTCGATTAAAGGCCCGGGCAGCGTGCAAGAGGGCGTCGAGTTCCTAAAAGCCTACAGCATTTGGATACACCCGCGCTGCAAGCACGTCGCGGACGAGTTCCTATACTACAGCTTTAAGGTCGACCCGCGCACGGGCAATATCCTGCCGGTCCTACAGGACGCTAAAAACCATACGATTGATTCGTGCAGGTACGCGGTTGAGCGCGTGCGGCGGGCGCGGGGATTTTTTGGGTAAAAATAGATATTGACCTAAGTGTCAATAACAGCCATATAGAGGGGGTCGCAACCGAGGGTGCCCTTATGGAAGAACAATATTTTGATTTTGGGGTTACCGACCGTCTTGGCCGGAAAATGGGGTATCACGTTTACCGAGTCGTTTGGACCCGGGAAAATGGCTTTGAGGGGCAAGTTACGCGCAACGGAAATGGGCACCAGGCATCTCACTCTTTCGGGCCATTTGAAACCGAGACGGCTCGGGACGCGGCGATTGCTAAGGTGGTTGAAGGCGCCCGCAAGCGCGCTGCGGCACCTGTCGCTCGGCTGAGGGCCTAGCTAACCGCCCTCCCCCGCGGTATCTTGCCGGGTCACCCGCAAGGACCGCGCGCCATGCCGATTAGCGTAGAAACCTACGTTACCCCCAAGCAAACCATCATCGTCCTGGAGCCCGACGCGACCGAGGACGGCCCCTATTTGCCGCTGTCCGCTATCTCGGCTATCGGCGCCGCGCTTATCCAGGCGGCCAATACCGCGGCAGCGCGGCAGGCGATCGGGGCGGCGGCGCGGGGCATCAATCGGGACATTACCCAAATTCAGGGCATGGCCGCGGCGGACAGCGTCTCAAATGTCGTCACACCGGCCGGCCTTGTCAGCCTGAGCAATTTGGCGGCGGCTATGGGAATTTGGGGCGGCACCGTGCGGACGGTGACGGCGGCGACAGTCGCGCTGGCGAGCGACGGCGCTATTTTGGCCAATACGGACGGCGGGGCGTTCGTGGTCACAATCCCCCGGGCGCTCGGTCAGGCGGGTGCGACAAAAACGCTCGTTATTGCCAAAACGGGCGAGACACAAATTCCGCTCGTGCTCCAAGATGACACCGGCACGCCGCTGCCCCTCGTGTTAATTAACGGCGGGACGGCCTTTGCTTTCGTGGCCATCATCGGCGGCGCGGTCTTTGCGTTCGGGGTGCAGTGAGGTTATATTCCCCGCCACACAAGCCGGGCCGCGGCTCGGTCGTCCATGCTTTGAGGGCTCTAAAGCTATGAAACACCTTACGACTTTGCTGGCGGCTATCCTTCTGACGGGTGCGGCCCTTGCGGCCCCCATTGCGACGATCCCCGCGGACACTAACGTCGGCGCCGCGGCGATTTACAGTCAGGCGGTCACCGGCGGCACGCTCTACGTCACGCGCGTAACCGACATCACCGGCCAGAAGCCGGACGTTTCGACCAACTTCGTGTCGACCGCACAGCTTTTGCCGAACGCTCAGGTTGGCACGCTCAACGCGACGACCGGTTCACTGGCCGCCGGCAAGATCACCGGGGCGCTCAACGTTACGCTTATCAGCTCCAACGCCACGCCGGGTGCGCAGCTTGTGCGGACGGCCGCGCAGATGCTGGCAGATTTTGGCGTCGCTTCGGGCTTTACCTGGAATTTCGCCATTTGCAACAGTGGCGCGGGCACGTTGACCCTGACGGCCGACTCAGGCGCCACGGTTACCTTGTCCGGCACGATGACGGTTGCGCAGAATGTGTGCCGCCGGTTTATCGGCAACTTCACGGGCGCCGCGACGGCCACGATTACGTCGCTCGGCTCCAGCACGTACGACTAAGCGAGGGCTGTCAGCTATAGACGGCTTGAGCGCCCCCGCGTAATGTCGGGGGCGCTTTTATTTTGAGGGCTGAGGACATGCTGGCCACCCCTAATCCGTTCGGTCTTATCGGGGGCCAAGTGCGTGAGGTAACCGCGGCTGCTACCGTCCTCGTAAGTGACGGGGTTATTCGCGCCAATACTGACAGTGGAACCTTTGCGATCACAATTCCCCGGGCGCTTGGGCAGGCGGGGGGGATGAAAGCCGTATTCATCGCTAAGACGGGTAGCGGCCAAATTCCGCTCGTACTGCAAGACGACCTCGGCGCACAATTGCCCCTTATACTCATCAATGGCGGGACGGCCTTCGCCCTGGCATCGGTAGTGGGTGGGGTCGTTACGGCCCATGGGGTTTCCTCCTAATGGCAAAAGAACTCAATCTTAGCTTGGGGCTTACGGGGCAGACGGTGACCGCAAGTATTTATCTTGCGGGGGTTTTGAAAGCGTCTGCGATTGCTTGCGCCGAGGTTGGAGCAACAGGGCTGTATGCGGGGGATTTTGCCGCGGCTATAGTTACCGCGGGGGTGTACGAGGTTGTGTTTTTTCTTAATGGGGCGACAGTAGCCGCGGGGTGCGGGCAAGCGGTTTGGGACGGGGCGAAAGAAGTTATTCAAACCGGCGATAGTTTTGCGAGGGTTGGTGCCGCGGGCGCGGGGTTAACTGCACTCGGGGACGCGCGACTCGCCAACCTCGACGCCGCCATTTCTTCCCGGTCAACCTATGCCGGAGGCGCCGTCGCGTCGGTAACCGGTGCTGTGGGCTCAGTCACTTCTCCTGTCACGGTCGGGACCAATAATGACAAAACGGGATACACGGCGTCTACAGTGAGCGACAAGACCGGGTATGGGTTGTCTGCCGCCGCCGTGCAGGCGGTATGGGATGCGCCCACGGCAAATCTCACGACCGCGGCCAGCGTTGGGTTGAGAGTTGTCACCGATATCGATGCTGCAATTTCTTCTCGGTCAACCTACGCTGGGGCGGATACCGCCGGTACCACGACGCTGCTGACGCGCGTGCCTTCCGCGCTGACGATCACCGCGGGCAAGGTCGACGTAAATGACAAGACTGGGTACTCTCTCACTCAGAATTTCCCGGCGAACTTCGCGTTGCTTGGCATCGGCGCAACCGGCCACATCACCAATGTGGACGCCCTGACGACCTACACCGGAAATACCCCGCAAACCGGCGATAGTTTTGCGAGGGTTGGTGCCGCGGGCGCGGGGTTAACTGCACTCGGGGACGCGCGACTCGCCAACCTGGACGCAGCCATATCGACGCGAACCAAACCCGCCGATACGCAAGCTGCCGTAACGACTGTAACAAATCTTACGAACGCCCCCACCGCGGGCGACCTAACTGCTACCATGAAAGCGTCGGTGACGGCGGCGGCAACGGCGGCCACCCCCGTGCTATCCGCGACGGGCGTTTCTTCAATTTGGAACGCCTTGACATCTGGGATGACGACGGTCGGAAGTGTCGGGAAATGGATCGTCACCAATGTTGACGCTGCTGTCTCAAGTCGCTCAACCTATGCCGGAGGCGCCGTCGCGTCGGTAACCGGTGCTGTGGGCTCAGTCACTTCTCCTGTCACGGTCGGGACCAATAACGATAAGACGGGGTACACGGCATCCACAGTGAGCGACAAGACTGGATATGGGGTGTCTGCCGTTGCCGTGCAGGCGATATGGGATGCGCCCACGGCAAATCTCACGACCGCGGCCAGCGTTGGGTTGAGAGTTGTCACCGATATCGATGCTGCAATTTCTTCTCGGTCAACTTTCGCGGGCGGTGTGGTTTCCAGTGTGACGGGGTCGGTAGGCTCTGTTGTGGCGGATGTTGGCATTACGCAGGCTGGCGCGGATAAAGTTTGGAGTACGACTGCTCGTTCTTTGACGACGTTTGGTACCTTGGTTGCTGACGTGGCGACCGCGGTGTGGGGGGCCGCGTCTCGTCTACTTACCGCCGGCACAAATATCGTACTGGCGAAAGGAACAGGCATTACTGGGCTCAATGATCTATCCGCAGCCCAAGTTACGACAGCGGCGACGGCTGCTACACCAACTGCGGCGGCGGTAACTGCAAGCGTCACCCTTGCGGCCAGTCAACACGTCATTGTGGACAGCGGAACGGTGACAACGGTCACGAACCAATTGACCGCCGCGCAAATTGCTTCTGGTGTTTGGAAAGATACCGTCGCTACTGACTTTACGACTGCTGCCAGCGTTGGGTTGTCAGTGATGAATGGGGTTCCCCTCGGTACCGGACTTACGACGGTGTCGGTAACCGGCGCCGTAGGCTCAGTCACTGGTAGTGTTGGCGGAAATGTTGTTGGGTCAGTAGGTTCTGTCGTAGGAAACGTTGGAGGATCGGTAGCGAGTGTGACCGCCGCTGTCGCGGTATCCGCTACGGGCGTTTCTTCAATTTGGAACGCCCTGACATCTGGGATGACAACCACTGGCAGCATCGGAAAACTTCTAACAACAGATATTGACGCCGCAATTAGCTCGCGCTCCACATATGGCGGTACGGATACCGCTGGCACGACTACGCTATTGGCGCGCGTTCCCACCTATCCGGCAAACTTTGCATCCCTTGCCATCACGGCGGGAGGTGCTGTGACAGCCGGAACGGTAGGTGACAAAACCGGATACGCCCTGACGCAATCTTTCCCGACCAACTTTTCAGCCATGGCGATCAGTATCGGTGGGGGAGTAACCGCCAGTACAATCGGGGACAAGACCGGGTATTCTCTTACTCAGGCTTTCCCGACAAATTTTGCGTCACTCGGTATTGGGGCAACGGGCCATATTATAAACGTCGATACGCTCGCGACCTACACCGGAAACACACCGCAGACCGGCGATAGTTTTGCGAGGGTTGGTGCCGCGGGCGCGGGGTTAACTGCCCTCGGGGACGCGCGACTCGCCAACCTTGATGCCGCAATCTCTACCAGACTTGCGTCTGCGTCATATGTTGATCCTTGGGCGGCTATGCTCCCCGGCGCCTACGCCGCCGGGACAGCCGGTAGGATTGTCGGAACGAATCTCGATGCGGCAATATCGACGCGCTCAACATTAACGGCGGGCTCCGCAATGACGTTGACCGCCGCGTACGACGCCGCGAAAACCGCGGCGTCGCAAGTAAGCGTAAACAGCATTCCGACGACGCCTCTGTTAGCCGCAAGCTATGTTGTGCCGCCTACCGTGGCGGATATTCGTACCGAAATGGATACACATTCCATAAGGCTTGCGCACCTCGACACTGACGTTTCAACTCGTTCAACCTTTGCGGGGGGCGCCGTTGCAAGTGTGACGGCAGGCGTCACGGTAACGACCAACAACGACAAAGCCGGGTATGCACTTACGGCCCTGTACGACGCCGCGAAAACCGCGGCTCCCGCAGCTACGGCGTTGAGTACTGCGGTGTGGACCGAGGTTCTTGCCGGGCGTCTCGACGTTGCGATTAGCTCCCGTCTACCGGCGTTTGATTACGTCGCGCCCGATAACGTAGGCATCGCAGCGATCGAAGAGCGGGTAAACGCAATCCCGACGGCCCCCTTGCTCGCGCAAAATTACGTCGCGCCCCCGAGTGCCGCCACTATCGCGGGAGCGGTTTGGGACGAAACGCTTGCCGGCCACATTGCGGCGGGGTCCACGGGTTCAAGTCTTAACGCCGCAAGTTCGGCGGGGGACCCCTGGGCAACTGTGCTCCCCGGTGCGTATGGCGCGGGAACCGCGGGTAAGATTGTTGGCACAAGTCTCGACGCTGCAATCTCGACGCGCACCAAGCCCACGGACACCCAAGATGCGGTCATGAATGCGCCAACAGTGGGGGACTTTACCCCCGCGATGAAGGGGTACCTAGCCACATTGATTACCGACCCGCTGCTCAGCCCTGTTCCGGGGGATTATCCAGCGGGAACCGCGGGCCGCGTTCTTGGGAATTTAAGTGAAACACAAGTTACTTTCGTAAGCCCAATTTCGCAGGATGGCGAGCAATTGCGGTTAATCGCGGGGGACGACTATCTAGATACGGATGCGCGGGCTTTGGAGTGGTCTAATGTGAGTGGGACTTGGCCCAACCTCACGGATGCAACGGTCGCTCTTTTTATCCAGACTCGGGTGTTCCCTGGAATGGTCGTTACGCCGACGGGGGACCAAAAGCTTCGGTTTGAGCTAACAATGCTACAAACCGGGGGGCTAGTCGCGCCCTATTCTTCTGCGTTCTCCATTAAAGCGGTGTTGCGGGATGGCAGCGTCGTTACACTGTTACGTGGGGACGCACAGATTACAACGTCACCGTAGAGGGCAGGGCATGAACCGATTTACCACTTGGCTACTTAGGGCACTAGCGCCCGAGGCATTCGAAGCGACTTACGCGGCGGGTGTCAAAGCCGCGGAGCCGCGGAGCAGCGCCCCGGCCGGCATGTTCTCCGCAGACCTTGAGCCGCCCAAAACGATTGACTTGCGGACACTCGCCGATTCGGCGTTCCCCCGCACCGGCAAAGACGTGCGTTGCGCGGATGCCGACGGCTCGGCAATGGATTCGGATGATTGGAATACCCCGAGCTTCAAAGAGGTGTGGCACCTACAGACCGCGGGCGTTTCGCCAGCGCTTTACGGTTGGTACGTTTCACAGTGCTTTATTGGCTACCAAATGTGCGCAATCTTGGCGCAGCATTGGTTGATCGACCGGGCTTGCACGATGCCCGCACGTGATGCGACGCGCGTCGGCTACACGGTTTTAGCGGACGGCGGCCAAACGTTGCTACCCGAGCATATCGAGTACATCAAGCAACTCGACAAACGCTTCTCGGTGCGGGTCAATGCGCGCGAGTTCATCCGTAATTGCCGCACGTTTGGCATTCGTATCGCCTTGTTCGTGGTTGACAGCGCGGACCCGGAATATTACGAAAAGCCGTTCAATCCTGACGGCGTGCAGCCGGGCTCGTATCGCGGAATTTCGCAGGTTGATCCGTACTGGATTACGCCCGAGTTGGACACCGAGGCGGCGAGCAACCCGGCGTCGATTCATTTTTACGAGCCGACATATTGGCGAATTTCCGGCAAGCGCTATCATCGCTCGCATTTGGTCATCATCAAAACGTGCGAAGTGCCGGACGTGCTTAAGCCGACCTATTATTACGGCGGCGTGCCGCTGCCGCAGCAAATTTACGAGCGGGTCTATGCTGCCGAGCGCACCGCCAACGAAGCGCCGCAGCTCGCACTGACCAAGCGGCTCAACGTCATTGAAGGCGTCAACATGGAAGCCCTCGCGGGCGACTCGGACCGCGCCGAAGAAAATATGGAGCGCGCGGCGTCATGGCGGAATAACTACGGTTATCAGTTCCTAGGCGGTGACGAAAAGCTCGTGCAGCACGATACGTCGCTTGCGGATTTCGACACGATCGTTATGGGACAATACACAATCGTCGCCGCAATCGCCGGGCCCATCCCGGTGACGAAGCTTATGGGCACATCACCGAAGGGCATGGACGCGACGGGCGAGAGTGAGGAAACCAATTACCACGAATTGCTTGAATCAATCTTAGAGCACGACGTGCGGCCACTTTTGGAGCGTCACCATTTGCTTTGCATGCGGTCTTACGTGGCGCCCAAATTTGGGATTGCGCCGGTTGCGTTGCAGTTGGAATTTGAAAAGCTAGACGCGGAAACGGCGGAAGAGGCGAGCAACCGGCGCAAGGTCGACGCCGACCGCGACAAAGCGCTTGCCGAGACGGGCGCAATCGACGGGATTGATATCCGCAACCGGCTCATTAAGGACCCGGACAGCGGATATACCGGGATTGAAGCGGCGGAGCCCGAGGGGCCGCGGCCCGCAAGCGTGGTCGACCCGGGCGCGGAAAAGACGGCGCCTAACGCGCCGCTGCCGACCGAGCAACAACCGCCGGGAGGCGAAGTTAAATGACGTGTTGTCTGGACCTTAAAGAGTTGATGGCGGAGGCGGTGTTTAACGTGCCGACGCCTCTGCGGCTGCAAAACCACCCCGAGGGTGGTGGTTGGGGCCTAGACCTGTATCGAAACGGGGCTTTTATTGTTCGCATTGCCGACGGCCTCAAGTTTTGTCCTTTTTGCGGGGCACCTTTAGATGGCGCGCAGACTCCTAACCAATAAGCGCGCCGCATGGGCTGCAGCTCGCAATCACGATGGCGTGATGCGGGGTAAGCGGCTGGCGTTGCCGGCGGGCGTGGCGCTGCGATATGCGGCGAAACTTGACGCACTCGTGGCGGCCATGTGCGCCGACGTGTCCAAGCAATTTGCCCGGTTGCTCGAGCATCCCGACGTTGCGGCGCACTTTGGGCAGGCGATGGATATCAGCCCGGCGTCCCAGACCCGCATCTTGTCCCGCGCGCTGCGCGACAAATGGTCGCAGATATTCGGCGGCGATGCGTCGGACCTCGCGCAAACGATGCTCGGGCAGGCCGACAAGGCCAGCGCGTCGGCGACCTATTCGAGCTTGAAAGAGCTTTCCGGCGGCTTGTCGCTCAAGACGGATTTTATCAAGGGCCGCATGCGCGAGATGCTTAAGGCGTCTATCAGCGAAAACGTGTCGCTGATTAAGTCCATCCCCGCGGAGTATTTCGCCAAGATCGAAAGCAAGGTCATGCGCTCGATTACGAGCGGGCACGGCCTAGAAGACCTCGTGCCGTTCTTTGAAGAGCAAGAGGGCATGACTGCCCGGCGCGCCAAGAACATCGCAATCGACCAAACGCACAAGGCCTATAATGGTTTTAACAAGGGCCGCATGCAGGCGGGCGGCGTCAAATCTTACGAGTGGGTGCATTCGGGCGGCGGCCTGCACCCGCGGCGTATGCACCAAGACATGAGCGGCAAAATTTACCGGTTCGACAAGCCGCCGATTATTGAGGAAAACGGAGAACGCGGCATCCCTGGTCAAGCGATCAATTGCCGGTGTACAATGGTGCCTGTAATTCAGTTTGAAGCGGGTGAGCCTAAGCCATGACGCATCCCTTCGCATTTTACGACACGGTCCGGCACATCCTGGCGCTGGACATGGAGCTAACTGTTACGGGTTTTATGTACCGGGAAGCTGGCGAGATTCAGGTCGAGTGCGGATACTGGGCGAACGGGGACTACAAAGCGGTATGGTTGTCCCTCGGGTCGCTGGAGCTGGTGCGCAAATGAGCGACGGCGACCACACCCGGTACTGGAAATTTGGCCCCCTCTCATACGCGCGCGTGGGCGAGGTTTCCGAGGCGCTGCTTTTTGGCCTAACCGTTTACGCGCGGATCGGGTCGTTGCGGTCGCTGTTCGGCGTTGCGTGGGGCCACTAAATGACTGTGCGCATCCCGGATTTTAACGGCTGGTACGAAGTCCCGCGCAATCCAATCTCCCGCGTGGGCGTCTTCCCGTACAGCGGCGCGCAAATCGTCCGGTTTACCAACACCGACCAACCGGCTGACCCTGGCCGGATTTACCGCGTCTATCGGCCCGAGCAAGAGCTTAGCGCGCCGGACGCGGTCGCGTCATTCCGCCTCATTCCTATTACGGTCGACCATCCCCCGGCGCTTCTGGGCGATACCGAGGGGCTTGTGCCGACCGAAAAGAAGGGCGCGCAAGGTACGATCGGGGAGCAAACCGAGTACGACCCTGAGACGCGGACCTTGTATGGCAACCTTAAAATTTGGGGCCGCCAGCTGGCCGCTCTAATCGACGCGGGCAAAAAGGAGCTTTCTTGCGGCTTCCGTTGCGTGTATGAATTAGCAAGCGGGACTTTTGAAGGGCAACCGTTCGATGCAATCCAACGCTCCATTCGTGGCAACCACATTGCAAACGTGGACCACGGCCGCATGGGGCCTGGCGTCGCGGTGCTCGACTCCCTGTCATTCGCCTTTGACTCAAGCGAGGTTCGACCAATGGTGACCCCCAAAAAGCTCCGCGCGCGGCTTATGAATGCGCTTGGTGTGACCGACCCGGCCAAATTGCAAGCCGCCATTGCGGCTAATCCCGCCGCGGTCACCGCCGCCATGGACGCCGAAGAGGCCGCCGCGGAAGGCGACGGGCCGTCCGACCCCAAGGTTTCCGATCTTATGGGAATGCTCCCGGTGCTGACCAAGCTGGCCGAAGCAATCAAGGGCTTGTCGGGCGAGCCGGACGGTGACGAAGTCGTGCCGCCTGCCGGTGACGAAGATATGGAGCCAGTCCTCGACGCGGAAGGCAAGGCCGTCATGGACGCCTTCGGCAAACCGCAGATGAAAAAGAAGGGCGCCCCGCCCGCGGCCGCCGCTGCCGCCCCCGCCGGTGACGCTAGTTGCGCCCCGACCGGCATGGACGCCGCGCTGCGTCGGCTCACTGCGGCCGAAACCGCAATCGCCAGTTTTTCCAAGGCGCCGAAGCCCCTGGATGCGAAAGCCCTCCTGGCCGAAGTTGCTGCGCGCGAGGCGCTCGCAGGCAAACTGTCTGGTTTCGTTGGCGCTTTCGACGCCGCCCAAATGACCACCGCGGAAGTCGCCAAATACGGCGTTGACAAGCTCGGTATTCCGGGCGTCGCCGCTGGCCAGGAGATTGCCGCGGTCAACGCCTACCTGCACGGCCGCACGCCCGCCAATCGCAGCAGTGTTTTTGCGCTCGACTCGGCCTCGCGCAAGTCGGGCAAGTCCCCGGTCGCCGCCTATCTCACGCCGTCCGCGGCCTAACAGGAGCTTTTCGTTATGGTCCAATCCACGGTTCGTGCGGCTCTCGGTATCGGCAGCGTCGGCACGCTTTATCTCGACGGCCCGTCGCGGGCGCAACCCGGCGTCATCGACTCCGTCGGCCCCAATACGGTCGGCTACGCTTTTACGCAGGTCAGCGGCGCGGACGGTCATTGCATCGTCGGCGGCGCGATTGCCGCGGGCACCCCGTTCTACGGCATCTTGGCCAACCCCAAGGTCTACGCGCTCCGCGGCACAACGGCGGGCGGCCCGCTCGCGGCGTCGCTTGACCTGCCGCAGTACACCCCGGGCGAGTTTGTCCAGATGGGCGAATTGCTCGTGTCGCTCCCCGCGGCCTGCCAAGTCGGTGACCTCGTGGACTACACGGTCGCAACGGGCACAATCACCACGCATGCGCCCGGCGGCGCGGCGGCAGGCGGTGACGTGAACATTCCGAACGCGACTATCTCGCGTTTCAACCTCACCGGTGCGGGCATCGGCGTCGTCAAGCTGACGAATTAAGAAGGACCAAACCGCTATGATTCGCCAATCCAACGCCTCGCCCGAGTTGAGCTACATCGGCCCCCGCGGTTCGAATGGCAAAGGCATCGCGCCCTTCGTGTTCGCCATGGACGCGCTGGCCGACGTGCTGCCGGACCTTTACCAGCTTGGTATTCAGGGTTTTGACGACGCCGACAATCTGGCGGCATGGGCCGTCGCTGGCCGTCGCATGGGTTACGCCATGGACGCCACGCCGACTGCGCCGCTCACGACGGCCAGTGTCCTCACGCCGATTCAATTCCTGCAAAATTGGCTTCCCGGCTTTATCTCGGTCATCACGCAAGCCCGCAAAATTGACGAGCTTATTGGCGTGGCGACCGTCGGCGCCTGGGAAGACGAAGAAATTGTGCAGGGCATCAAAGAGCCGCTGGCCAAGTCGCAGCTTTACAGCGATTTGGGCAACGTCCCGTTGTCCGGCTACAATGCGACGTGGGAACGCCGGACCATCGTCCGAATTGAACAGGGCATGCGGTCCGGTATTTTGGACGCCGCCCGGGCCTCGCGTATCAAGATCAACGACGCCGAAGAGAAGCGCGGCAGCGCCGCGTTACAGCTGGAAATTGACCGTAATACGATCGGCTTCTATGGCTACAACAGCGGCCTGAACCGGACGTATGGTTTCCTCAACGACCCCAACTTGCCGGCGGCCGGGCAGTTCCCCGCGGGCACGAGTGGGTCGCGGGCGTGGTCGGGCAAGACTTTCCAGGAAATTTGCGCCGATATTCGGTTGATGATTTCGACCGAACGGTCGCAATCCGGCGCGACGATTGATCCGCAGAAGACCGCGATTACGCTGGCCGTCCCGTCCGACCAAGTCGACTACCTGTCCACTACCGCAACGAATGGTAGCGGGCAGTCCGTCAGCGAATGGCTGCGGCAGGCGTACTCCAAGGTGCGCGTTGTCGACGCCCCCGAGCTGACCAATGCGGTCGGTGGCGCGAGCGTCGCGGTGATGTACGCCGAATCGGTGGACGACACCGCGTCGACGGATGACAAGCGCGTGTGGCTGCACGCCGTCCCGACTCGCTTCCGGGTGCTCGGGGTGCAGCAAATGGTCAAGGGCCTGGAAGAGGACTACACAATGGCTTCGGCCGGCGCGTACCTCAAACGCCCCTACGCCGTCGTGCGCAAACTGTTCGCCTAACGGCTTTCGCCGTCGGCGCTACCGGCGGCCGGGTACGTACCCGGCCGCTTTTATTTAAG